TGAAGAAGATATAAAACAAATAGAAGGTAGAGGCTCAGATACAAGACTACATAATAAATCTTATAGTGCTGAAAGTCAGGATAAAAATTTTGTTAATATATTATATTTTGAATATAAAACCTTTGAAAATCAAGTTTATAAAATTAAACAAACATCAACAGGCGCAGAAAAAGCTATAGAAAAAACAGATCAGTTTAATCCACCTAAAGACGCAAGGTCTAGATTTGAAAAAGTAAATAGATCAATAGAAGTATTATATGAAGGAGCAAAAATAGTAGGGCATGAAAATTTATTAGAATGGAAAAAATGTATTAACATGACCCGTCCTAAAGCTGATATAAC